GTCGTTACTGGTTGCTGGGTGCTATAAATGGCCTTGAGGCAACCGCTGGAACCGCTGGAAGTGGTACTGCATTCGGCGACCGAAACGGCTACGAAATAACGCTTTCCGGAATGGAGCCTGACCCGATGTTCCTAATCGCATCAACAGTCTTTACACCATCGACTACGCAGATACTCGGCTCGTAGTATCTTTGACTTAGGTTTTCATCATCTGAGGTTTGGGAGGGCAGTCAGCAATGGCTGCCCTTCTTATTTTTACGGCCATGAAGATTTGCATCGTTTACAACGCCCATCCAACCGGGTGCAGTTTCTACCGCCTTGAAATGCCGAACGCTTACCTTGGCGACAACTACCCGGAGTTTGACTATGTCTGCGTCGAGAACATCACCACGATTAGCGACGAGGGGTTGAAGTCCATTGACCTATTCCTGTTCAGCAGGCTTTGGTGTCAGGGAAGCATGGAGCAAGTCGAAAATGTTTACAAAGCCCTGACCCAATTCGGGGCCAAAGTCATCCTTGACTTGGACGACTACTGGGTGCTTGAATCGGGCCACATCATGTATCGGCACTACCACGAAACCAAACTTGCAGAGGTCATCCGTAAGCACATCAAATTGGCTGACTGGGTTACCTGTACCACCGAACACCTTGCCTCTCGCATACGGCCTCTAAATGCGAATGTGAGTATTCTACAAAACGAACCATACGAAGCGTATCAGCAGTTCATCCCCAACCCCGAAGAGGAACCCGACAAGCACCTCGTCAAGTTCGGTTGGTTCGGTGGGGCGCAGCATGGCGAGGACATGGAACTGCTCCGTGAGGGGATGCAGAAACTACGCTGGGACGCAAACCTTGACGGCAAGTACAGGCTCTACCTCGGAGGCTGGAACGACAACAACCCCGTGTACGAGGGCTACGAGAAAATCATCAGCGACCAAGGGAACAACCCGAACTACGGACGCATTCAGGCTGCTGACATCTACTCGTATGTGGGTGGCTACAACTTCGTGAACGTAACCCTTGCACCATTGAGGGACACCAAGTTCAACAAACTGAAGTCCGAGTTGAAGGTCGTTGAGGCAGGGTGGATGAACAAAGCCATCATCGCATCCGAAACCATCCCCTATACCGACGTAATCAAGCACGGGGAGAACGGGTTCTTGGTTCCTTACAACAAACCCAAGGACTGGTACAAGTATATCAAGCAGTTAATCCTTGACCCCGACCTTCGTAAGGGCTTGGCTGACAACCTCACGGCCGACATCAAGAAGCAGTTCAACGTGGTCGAAACCGCCAAGAAGCGGGCCGAACTATACAGGCAGATTGGGCGCAAATTGTGAAATTCGGGGGCATCGCACATTTACAAGCAGATGCTTTACCTGAACCCTGACACGACCAACACCCTGACGGTTACTTGGACCGAGCGAGCCAGCACGGGTGACCGCTACATCTTGCGACTTACGAGCATCGCAAAGAACACCACGACCGACTTTACCCTGCTGAAATCCGCAAACCTTTCTTCCTACACCAACCGCTATGACCAATTTTCGCTTGCCGTGGGGTCGCTTGAAACAGGCTCGTATAAATATGAGGTTTACGATACCAATAGCACGGTTGCCGCTGCTTTGGCGGTCGTTGAAACGGGCTTGGCTTTTCTACAAACCGCAACGATAGGCTTCAATACCTACGCCAATTCAATCACTTACAACACCTATCTCGCATCCAGCGTGAGGGTATTCGATTCAACCTTTGACCAATCCTTCGCATGAGCGTACAAACACGAAGCCAACTCCAAGCGAGTGCATTAACCATCACCAACGAAACCGCTGCCGGGGCCAACACCGCATCCCGTGTAGGCGGTCTATTCGACGACCTTGCCGATACCGCAACGCTTGATATCGAGCGTGGCTATGCTTCGGTTGCTACGGCTGCTGATAGGCCATTTGTAACGACCAATAATACTGCTGCCAAATTACTGATTGTAACAGGCAACAACATTCTATCAACCAACAACTTTTCGAGAGTTGCAACAATTGCGGGGCCATCAATCACTTACACGGGGACGCTATCCGCTGCAATTAGGGTGAGTGCAAATATAACTTTTGCGGGGGCAAATAACGATAAATACGTTTGGGCTATTTACAAAAATGACGTACAAATCGGCTCATCGGAAGCACAAGTTACTTTGACCCATACCCAAGGCCATCAAGTAGTTTTGGAAACCTTTTTGATAGCAAATACCAATGATGAATTTTCAATCTATGTAACTTCAATTGATGGTATTAGGACAATTAATATCTCATCCATCAGTTTTAATGCTCACACGCTATGAGTGATAAATCTACTCAACACTTCACCCAATGGTTGGGGATAGAGCATAAGGTCCCTGTAATGCTGGAGAACCGCTCCGGCAAGTACATCACCTACGGCTTTGCGAATGAGTACCCATACTATCTACTTGACAACTATCGCAGGAGCAGCAAGCACAACGCCATCGTCAACGGCAAAGTGAACTACATCATGGGCGGTGGATGGCAGGCAGGGGATGGCCTGACCGTGGAGCAGCAGGCCCGGTTCATCAAGTTTTTTGACGGAATGTCAAGCACCGAGGACCTCAACGATATCACCGAGAAACTGGTCTTGGACTTGGAGTTATTCAACGGCTTTGCGGTTGCGGTTACTTGGTCCAAACTTGGGACCATCGCCAAGATGGAGCATGTTCCCTTTGAGAAAATTAGAGTTGACAAAGAGGAGAAGATGTTTCAGGTGGCCGATTGGTACAACGACGACATGATGCAGTTGTTCCCCAAGGTCGGGGACATCGAAAAGATTCCTGCATTCGACCCGGAGAATCGCCTCGGTAAGCAGTTGTTTTATTACAGGGTCTATGCAGCAGGCGTGAAGCACTATCCTCTCCCCGAATACATCGGTGGCAACGCTTGGATTGAGGCAGACGTACAGGTCGCCAACTTCCACAACAACAACCTTCGCAACAACTTTTGGGGTGGTTACTTGATAAACTTTAACAACGGCATCCCGACCCCCGAAGAACAAGGCGATATCGAAAGGCAAATCAAGCGTAAGTTTTCAGGAACCGACAACGCTGGTCGCTTCGTTGTAACCTTCAACGACGATGCAGCCAAGGCCCCGACGCTGGAACCGCTCACTCCGAGCGACATGGATAAGCAGTTTGAAATATTGAACAAAGCAATCCAACAAGAAATCTTTATCGCACACCGTGTAACCAACCCCATGCTTTTCGGAGTAAAGACCGAAGGCCAATTGGGTGGACGCAACGAATTGGTCGAGGCCTACGAACTATTCAAGGCGACCTACGTCAACGACCGGGTGCAGAAGGTCGAAAGAATGATAAACTACTTGGGGTCTTTCAACGGTGTGGAAGGCATGGAGTTAATCCCTACCAACCCAATCACGGAGCAGTTGAGCGAACAGGCTCTCCTTCAAGCCATGACCCCCGCAGAACTGCGTGAGAAAGCAGGCTTGCCACCGATTGAAATCAAGACCGAATCAAGCGTCCAAGACGTTATCACGGCTATCAATTCGCTTTCACCTTTGGTTGCCAACAAGGTCTTGGAATCCATGTCAGCCAACGAAATTAGGGCCTTGGTGTCGTTGCCTCCAAAGGCAGAGGGTTCGGGTCTTGCAGGAGCAACTGCAGCCGTAGAGGTCAGCCCTGAACCTACTGCACCGCAAGGCTTGGCATCAAACGAGAACATCAAGAAACTATCAGGCCGTGAGTATCAAAACCTGATGCGAATCGTCAGGCAGTACATGCAAGAGAAAATCACTCTTGAAATGGCTCGGACCATGTTGTCAGCAGGCTTTGGGCTATCAGCCCAAGAGATTGACACGATGCTCGGAGTGCAGTCCCAAGAGTTCAGCGAGCCTCAATGGGGCCAAGATGACGATGAGGACTACGGATGGGGCGACGAAGAGTTCAAGGTCTTGGAGGTCGTTGCAAGCAAGTTTGGATGCCATGCAGACGATTACCATGTGATGCACTCCAAGCCGATGCGTTTTGACACCAACATTGACGAAAACATACGGTTGGCCTTTGCTGAACTGGGCGAAGAAGAGGTTGAACTGGACAAGAAGATTGAGGTCTATCGCAAGAAGAACCGGGATGCCAGCGTTGAAGAAATGGCCAAGGAGTTCGGGGTTAGCAAGGCCAAGGTCGCCAAGCGAGTCGCTTACCTAATCACAAAAGACCGCTACCCAATCAGCAGGGCGGTGGACAAGATTGCCGAGCAGAACCTTCCCAAGAACGTGAAGGAAGTTGCCGAGCCAGTCTTGGAGGTGCGTTACAAGTATGCTTGGGCCACAGGGTTCAGCAACAAAGACAAAGGCTCCAGCCGTGAGTTCTGCAAGGTCATGCTTGACTTGGCCGGGCAGGGCAAGGTTTACACACGGGACGACATCGACGGGATTTCTGCGATTATGGGCTACTCCGTTTGGAACAGGAGAGGCGGTTGGTACCACACACCGAGCGGAGTGAATCGCCCCCAATGTCGCCATGTATGGGAGCAGCAGTTGGTCATCCGTAAAGGCAATAAAATCAGCAAGGCATGAAGGCACTATTCATAAGCGAAGAAACGCTGCTCGACAATAGCATCATAAACGAGAACGTATCCTACACCCAAATCCGTCCAACGGTTGTCAAGGTGCAGGAGATGCGGATTCAGCCCATCGTTGGCTCTCCATTGTACGGGCAATTGGTTACGCAGGTCGTCAGCGGTTCAACGTCTGCCCTGAACCAAACGCTCTTGGAAGATTACATTCAGCCTGCAATGATTCAATGGCTTTACTACGAGTTGCCGATGGTGTTGGCCTTTAAGTACATGAACAAGGGCATGGTCCGCAGAACAAGCGAAGAGTCCTCGCAGATGAGCATGGAAGAAATCACACGGCTGACCGACAAAGTGAAGAACGATGCCGAGTGGTATTCCGAGCGCATTACTCGCTACCTTATGGAGAATCGCAATTCCTATCCCTTGTGGAACTCGCCTCCGTCTGCGTTGGATACCATCTACCCGAACGCTACGAATTACCGGACAGGAATGGTCCTTGACCGCAACAGGCGAATGGGAATCAGCAACCTTGACTACCCCTACCCCTACGGACAATTCGGGGCGTGTAATGACTGCTAAGCATGGGAGCGCATAAAAAAAACATACTGAAACTACAAGCCTATGTCTTGGATAAAAATCAAGCAAGCCCTGTTGGACCTTGCAAATGCTCATCCTCAAGTAAACTCCTTCGGGACGGGCGACCCTGTTGCAATCGGCACGGACAACACCATCAACCTACGAACCCCAAGCCGTGAGCGCATCGTCTATCCGCTCGTTTTTGCGGACGTTCAGTCTGCAAGTACTGACGCTGGGACTTTGGACTTGGTGGTTGGGGTTTACTTTTCTGACCGTGTTGAATCCATCAAGCCGATGGGCGGAGTGGTTTCGGGCAGCCCTACGCTGGGTTGGCAGGACAACGAGGACGAGGTCCTAAGCGACCAGTTACAAATCGCACAGGACTTCATTTCAAGCCTTACAAACGACCCTAACGAGGACTGGA